CAAATAGAACAAGAAATGAATAGATACCTTGATATATTCAAAAGACACAATCTAAGCAAACTTGCTGCGGCAAAACCAGGCTTAATAGAAACGAGAGTAAACAATGGCACAAAAGAAGTATTTGATAGCATTGAACAAGACAGTTTTAATATTGATAGTCTTGATGACGGTTTACAGTTGCGGCCTGATTCCTAAAAAGGTTGACGTCGTTTCTAAACCGCTAGAAAGAATCATAGCACAACCAATATTGCCAAGAGGTTTGGATCTCAAAGAACCTTATTGGTATGTAGTATCAGAAAAAAATATAGACGAGTTTTTAGAAAAATTAAAAAAAGAAGAGGGTAGATTAGTGTTTGTGGCAATGTCTGTGCCTGACTACGAGTTGATGGCTTACAACATGCAAGAACTAAAAAGATATATAAACGAGCTAAAAGAAGTGGTAGTTTATTACCGTATGGTAACTACAAAATAGGAGATCACATGAAAACCTCAGCAGAAGGCAAGGCTTTGATTAAAAAATTTGAAGGTTGCGAACTAGAAAGTTATTTATGTCCAGCGGGTGTTTGGACGGTCGGTTATGGCACAACTAAAAACGTGATCGAGGGCATGACAATAACACAAGATATGGCAGAAGAAATGCTTGATAGGGATTTATTAGAGTTTGAAGAGTACATCGACAAATTGGTACAAGTCCCGTTAGATCAATCACAATACGATGCGTTAGTTGCTTGGACTTATAATTTAGGACCAACCAATCTCAAATCATCAACCATGTTAAAAGTTTTAAACGATAACAACTACGACGAAGTGCCCGCTCAAATGCGTCGATGGAATAAATCCAACGGCGAAGTCTTAAACGGTTTAGTGCGAAGAAGAGAGGCAGAATCTTTGTTGTTTCAGGGTAAGGAATGGCACGAAGTATAACGATATGTAATACTACCGCTAGGCGATTTAAGCTTAGAGTTAGGTGGTTATTACGTCACTACCTAATCACCTAGCTCGACTATGAGTGATATATCATTTAAAGATTTTGACATACTATCAGAGCAAGATAAGGCAGAGGCTTTAGCTCTTTTAAACCGTTACGATCAATTAGACAAACAAGATAGTTGTCAAAGTGATTTTATGTCTTTTGTAAAACACATGTGGCCAGATTTTATAGAAGGTCGACATCACAAAATTATTGCCGAAAAATTTAATAAAATAGCACAGGGCAAATGCAAAAGACTCATTGTGTGTTTGCCACCAAGACACTCTAAATCAGAGTTTGCCTCAACGTTTTTTCCTGCGTGGATGATGGGTAAAAAAGGTAATCTTAAAATTATTCAAACGACACACACCGCAGAGTTGGCAGTGCGATTCGGTCGTAGAGTAAGAAACATAATAGATAGCGAAGACTACCAACATATATTTCCTGATTTAAAACTTCAAGCCGATAATAAATCTGCGGGACGTTGGACAACCAATAAAGAAGGCGAAAGTTTTTACGCAGGTGTGGGCGGAGCGATTACAGGTCGTGGTGCAGATCTGCTAATTATTGATGATCCACACTCAGAGCAAGATGCTTTGTCACCGAAAGCGATGGAATCGGCTTACGAATGGTATACGTCAGGACCTAGACAGCGTTTACAACCTGGTGGAATTATTGTGATAGTAATGACCCGTTGGAGCACGAAAGATTTAGTCGGTAATGTCTTAAAAAAACAAACAGACGAGTTTGCTGACCAATGGGAGGTCATAGAGTTTCCAGCAATCATGCCAGAGTCAGAAGATCCTTTGTGGCCAGAGTTTTGGAAGAAAGACGAATTACTGAGCGTAAAAGCATCCTTACCCATATCTAAATGGAACTCACAATGGATGCAAGATCCAACAGCAGAGGAAGGCTCTATCGTGAAACGAGAATGGTGGAATAGGTGGGAAGATGCTGACGTGCCCTCGTATTCTTATGTCATTCAAAGTTACGATACCGCTTTTTCTAAAAAAGACACGGCAGACTATTCAGCTATTACGACTTGGGCCATATTCAATCGTGGCGACGAAAACGCCGATGAAATAATTTTATTAGACGCAAAAAGAGTCAGATGTGATTTTCCAGAGTTAAAAAAATTAGCTTTGGAAGAATATCGTTATTGGGAACCTGATTGCGTTTTGATAGAGGCAAAAGCATCAGGCACACCACTAACACAAGAACTACGCAGAATGGGCATACCGGTGACATCTTATGCACCGAGCAGAGGACAAGACAAAGTAGCACGAATGAACAGTGTTGCACCAATGTTTGAATCTGGCATGGTGTGGGCGCCAGAACACGACTTTGCAGATGAGGTAATAGAAGAAATGGCATCGTTTCCCTTTGGTGATTATGACGACTATTGCGATAGTGCTACAATGGCTCTCATGCGATTTAGGCAGGGAGGTTTTATATCTTTACATGAGGATTACCAAGACGAAGTAAAACTTTTAAAATCAGATAGGACGGTTTACTATTGAAAATATTTTTGACTAAATTTGAGCATGACGGCAGAGATTATTGCGGCCCAGATATACACGCAGATACGTTGGAAGAGGCTGAGGCGATAGCAGAATATAGCGGTTTATGGGTCGAAGGCGAATTGGTTGATTTAGTAGGCATAGATATTGAAACCAGACCAAGAGTGTTACACTAATTTATTATGGCGATTGATAAAGCATTAGGTACAGAGGACAACCCAGATATAAAACAAATGGGTTCTGCGGTTGAGGTCATGCCGGACACCACCAGAGAAGACCAAATCAGACAAGCTGCTGAAATTTTAGTAGATCAAGAACAAGTGTTAATTGACGCAGAAATTACGCCAGACATCCCACAACTTGGATTTAACATCAATTTAGCAGAAGTCTTAGGTGACGACGTGTTGGCCAGCATAGCAAGCGATCTTCTAAGCTCTATTAAGGGTGACAAACAATCTAGGAGCGAATGGGAAAAAACCTACACAGACGGCCTTAAATATTTAGGCATGAAGTTTGACGATGCTAGATCGCAACCGTTTGAAGGATCTTCCGGTGTAATACACCCTATCCTAGCTGAGGCTGTTACACAGTTTCAAGCACAAGCCTATAAAGAAATGTTACCCGCTAAAGGACCTGTCAAAACAGAAATAGTGGGAGCTCGTACAGTAGAAATAGAGAATCAAGCAGAAAGGGTCCAAGAGTTTATGAACTATTACATTATGAATGTAATGAAAGAGTACGATCCTGAGCTCGATCAAATGTTATTTTATTTGCCGCTTGCTGGTTCTGCCTTTAAAAAAGTTTATTTTGACGTTGTTCTAAATAGAGCCATGTCTAAATTTATACCGCCAGAAGATCTTATCGTGCCTTATGAGGCTGCTGATATTAGCTCTGCGGAAAGGATTACCCATGTTATCAACATGTCTTCCAATGAAATTAAAAAACAACAACTATCTGGTTTTTATGCAAACGTAGACATAGGATCCGATGGTTATGCTGAGGACATGTCAGAGGTCGAAGAGGCTATAGATGAAATACAAGGCATATCTCCGTCTTACAAAGAAAACAGAAACAGAACCGTATACGAGGTCCATACTGTTTTAGATATAGAAGGTTTTGAAGATGTTGACGCAACAGGTAATCCAACAGGACTAAAACTACCTTACATAGTAACGATTGAAGATAGCTCAGAAAAAGTTTTAAGTATTAGACGAAACTACAACGAGATAGATCCACTTAAAAACAAAATAAATTATTTTGTGCAATATAAGTTTATGCCTGGTCTTGGATTTTATGGCTTAGGTCTTTCACACATGATCGGTGGCTTATCCAAAGCATCAACATCTATTTTGCGACAACTTATAGACGCAGGAACTTTGGCCAACTTACCAGCTGGTTTTAAAGCTAGAGGTATGCGTATTCGTGATGAAGATGATCCATTACAACCTGGTGAATTTAGAGACATAGATACGACAGGTGGATCGTTAAGAGAGAACTTAATACCTTTACCTATAAAAGAACCAAGCAACGTATTGATGCAGTTACTAGGCTTACTCGTAGACTCAGGTAAGCGTTTTGCAGCTATAGCGGACATGAATGTAGGCGACATGAACGCTGCTATGCCTGTAGGTACCACGGTGGCCCTCCTAGAGCGTGGTACCAAAGTTATGAGTGCAATTCACAAAAGATTGCATTATTCGCAAAAATTAGAGTTTAATTTGTTAGCCAAAGTATTTGGTGAGTCTTTACCGCCTATTTACAATTATGCGATAGGCACAGGATCCAATGAAGTTAAACAACAAGACTTTGATGATCGTGTCGACATAATACCGGTTTCGGATCCAAACATTTTTTCACAAAGCCAAAGAGTTACCTTGGCCCAAGAGCTTTTACAGATGGTGCAGTCAAACCCACAAGTGCATGGACCTATGGGTATCTACGAGGCTTACCGCAGAATGTATGCGGCGTTAGGCGTGGATAACGTAGAGGCGTTGTTACAACCACCGCCCGATATGACGCCACAACCGGTCGAGGCAGGATTAGAAAACGCTGGTTTATTGTTAGGACAACCTGCTCAAGCTTTTCCGGAACAGAACCATCAAGCTCATATAGACACGCACAGAAGTTTATTTTTTACCGATTTAGTAAAAGAAAGTCCACAAGTACAAGCTTTGATAATTTCACATTGTATGCAACATTTACAATTCTTGGCCGCACAATTAGCTCAAGAACAGATGCCACCAGAAATGCAACAAAGGATTGCAGAAATACAGTCGGTCATACAGCAAGTTAGTCCAGAAGAGGCAGCTGCAATCATGCAACAAATCAAAGTAATCAACGAACAATACAGCTCTGCAATCATGGCCCAACTAGCAAACGACTTTTTACAATCTATAGGTATGAGCGGTGGTGGCGATCCATTGGTTGATATTAGACAGAAAGAATTAGAGCTCAGGGACAAAGAACTAGATATAGAAACACAGCAATTTGAGAGCAAACAAAACCAAAGAGCGGAAGAAAAACTATTAGATGCAAACTTACAAATGCAAAGATTGGAAACGCAAAAACAAATAGCAGACGATAAATTAGAAGTGGCGATAGATAGATTAAAAACCAACACAGATATAAAGCTGTTAGAATTAGAAAATAAAATTAAGGGGATATTATGACAACATCTTATAAATTAGAGGCCGTAAAAGCTCTTAAAGCGCAAAAAAAAGAGGCTAGAGCTCAAGAAGAGTTAGAGCTAAAGGCAGCAAGAGAGGCGGCTGAAAAAAGAAATCAAGCTAATGCCGAAAGGATAGCTAAAAAAATGGCTAGGATTGAGGCTGGTTTGCCTGTTGAAGATCCGGTTGTAGAAACTAAAGCAGAGGAGAAACCTGCTAAAAAGACTACAACCAAAAAAACCACTACAAAAAAAGCAGAAACAAAAGCAGCACCGAAAAAAAGAGGTAGGCCAAAAAAAAGTAGTTGATGGATATATCTTTAATCGACCAAATCAAAAAAAAGATTGAACTTAGGGAATCTCAGATACAAGAAACCTTAATGTCAGGTAGTTTAAAAGATATGGAACATTATAAATATTTGCAAGGTGAACTTAATGCTTTATACTTTATTGCAAATGAGATTAGTGATTTAGCAAAAGAACTTTAATGTCAAAAATAATAAACCCAAACGCAGCAACAAAAGTAGCAGAGGCTTATGTAGAGCCTAGCGAAAGAGTCTTAAATCCAGAAAAATTAGATGCTTCGATACTTGAACGTATGCCACAACCCACAGGTTGGCGTTTGTTGGTTTTGCCCTACGCTGGCAAAGTAAAAACAAAAGGCGGAATAGTCTTAGCTAAAGAAACTAAAGACCGTGAGGCACTAGCAACAGTAGTAGCTTATGTAGTCAAGATGGGACCACAATGTTATAACGATACAGCTAGGTTTGGAGATAAACCGTGGTGTGAAGAAAAACAATGGGTTTTAATAGGGCGCTACTCTGGCTCTAGGTTTAAACTTGAGGAAGGTGCAGAGGTAAGAATCATCAACGATGATGAAGTGATAGCCACAATTCTCGATCCAGATGATATAGTAAGCTTATGACAGTCGAAAACGATGACAACATAACTCAGCCAGAGGTTGAGGAAATACAAATAGAAGTTGCTGAAACCGATGCTACGGAAGAAGTAACTGCCTCTAATGATGAAGAATTAGA